GGTTAGTGTCAGGGTTTATTGTTGTTTCTGGAATCTCTTCAAATCCTTCCGGCACATCCGGAGGAATAGGATTTGGCTGGCCTACATTCAGTGGCCCCTCTTCCGACAAAAGAATTTCTTTCACATGGTCAATCTCCATAGAAGGATCGTCGACTATCACTTCCGGCAAGTCCGGATCTTCATGCTCGAGCATCTCTGTAGTGGGACGTATCGGCGCCGCTTTCGTTTTCCCGTCCCACACAAGTTCATTGCACGGCGGATAGCAGTAGTGGTTGTTCAGCATCTGCGACCCTTGCAACCGGTGCGCCTTGTTGCACTTAGGACATTTCACGTACCTCTGCTGAGGGTTGCTCTGTGCCGGAATGTTTGTAGAGATGTTTGACATCTATTTTCAGTTTAAAAGTTTCTTAGTAAATCTCCGGGTACTGTTGTTCCCCGGAGATCACCTGTGACTGCTTACGCAGCCATCTTCATTTGTGGCTGTATGCCGTTTATTTGTGACAAAATATTCTCCTCTATGCGTCTTCCTGCCTGTCAAAACCAGGTAGGCCCGTAAGGATGGAGGCCAGCGGAGTCACGAACTCACTGTTAGATTGTATCTGCCTCAACATCCCTGTGGACCTAGCGGGATTCGAACCCGCGTCCAAACAGTTTCTTCATAGTATCAACGAACGTAGTGCCAATGTAAAGATACAATTTTTCTCATTTTGATTTACCTAGACAGGTTTTACATAGGTGATATTCCATGATATTGGGATTTTGAACGTGCGACATTATCCCGATGTCTTGCATGCACAATGTTTTTTCCAGAGAGTCGGGATGCTTCATGTGGATGAACCTTTTCCCGGACACATAGTTGAACCCCCTCACGTTTTTCGCCCGTTCGTTGATATACGGAGTGCTCCTGAGAATTTCTACTATCTCTCGCGGAGAAACTTTTTTTGCTCCGCCGTCCAATGCCTTCTTTCTTTTTCTTACCGTCGTCAGGTCGTAGTGCGGACGCAGGGGGTGATCCTGAAACCATCCGTGCAGAAGACCGATGGAAACAGCGAACCGGTGCAGCTCCTCGACGGAGCTGTCGGAAATAAGATGTATGGTGTCGGTGTAAATCATTTTTTTATCATGCGCGATGCGTAGCGGGCGGATTCTGGAGCGTACCGAAGAGGATACGGCATTTTAAAACGGCAGGTGCCGGTTCCCATCCCGGTGGGATCTGAAATATCCGGATTCCCGCTTATTTCGCGCGGGATAGCGCGTGTCGCAAGATGGCTTCTGGCCTCGTCCGCCCTGACTCCGTCTGAATGAAAAGTGATAATGTTCGGGCTCGACCACAAAAGACCAGGAATTTCCATTTGTCTTTCCATCAGTCCCGGAAAAACGCTAAATGTTTCTCTCCGCCGGAACTATATCTCTCAATTCCAAAATTAAATATTTTGATGTACGAGATCTGCTCTGTGATGGTGATGCGGATAAATCCGAGGATGGTGATGTAGATTGGCTTTTTCATACTTTCCGTTTTTCAGTTAATCTTTATCCCGAAGAAGTTGGCGAACCGCGCCTCCTTGTATTTTCGGTAGTATTCCTCCAGCTTATTCCGAAGCTGTTGGTATTCTTGTTTGAGAGCGTAGTATTCGTCTACCTGTTCTTGTGCCGGCGGGCGAGCCCCCTCTGCTCGAGGGGTTGTTGTACGGGCCTTTTGTTTTTTGGTTACAAGTTTCAAAAAAGAAAGTCCCACAAATATTCCTAGAGCAAAAAAAAGGATCATCCATAATACCGTGTCTGTTGTCATTTTTATCAGTTTTTAGTTAAACATACTATCGTAGCACCAGATCGGGGTCTTGTCTCCGACGAAACTTCCAGATACATTATAAGAGAAATGCTCCAGCGCATCTTCCTCCTCCATCTCCTCGTCTTCAATAAGAATTTCGATGCACTTCTTCACGGAATAGATCACCCGCATGTCAATCTCTTCCACGCCGATGATAGCTCCGTCGAACCCGTCCGCCGTCAGAAAAGCTACGTCCGGGTACTGGTCAACGAGCAGCTGCGCGTTACTGGGGAGGCTCTTCCCGTTTTTCTTCTTTGTCATCTGTCCTTGGCATTATGTCCTCTACGGTGAGGGGTCGTTTGTAGTGATCTTCGTTCTCAAGTTCTTTTAGGGCTTCGAGGTCCTTCCTGATTTTGTCGGCCACCATCAACTTTCTGTCGATCAGCGGCTTTATTTTTGGAGGGGAGTAGTTGTCTCCCTTCGTCGGCCAGCCATTCTTACCTATAGCGATCACGCCTTTCTCATTGGCAAAACTCATATAGGCTGCGTGCACTTCCTCAAAACCCTCTGTCATCATGTCTGCAATTCCTAACTCCCATGCTAGTCGCATCTGTACGTGCATCATCTTAGAAAGTATTCGCAACCCTTCTTCCGGAACACTTTCGTCTTGAATTGTTGTGATCGATTCCAGTTCATTTACTATCTCATCCAGCTCGGACAAATACATGTAGATTCTATCGTCATCACATTTTGTTGGAGAGAACATTGACGGCGAGCCGCACGCCCGCTGAAAAGAAAGCACCATCTTCGCCGCCCGGTTCATCCCTCCGTTACTCACCCCTCCGTTGTGAAAACCCTCCCTGTAACTCTGCATGAGATTCTCCATGATAGAGTGCTCCATAAGATCCGACACCAGGTTCACCTGCTCTGTAGTAGCCATTGGGATATGGTTAGCTAGGAGCGCTTTCAAACTCTTCCTGATGTGCGACTCCTTTTCTGTGGAGAGGGAATTTCCTTCTTTATCTACGATCATGCTTCTTTGGCTTTGTTGGCTTCTTCAACCTCTTCCGCCGTCATCGAAGGACCTACGTAAGTCTCTCCCTCTTCATCTTCCTTGATTACCCCAAGTGCGGTGAAGAGAGCGTGGGCGACGAGCATATTCGGTATCCTCACCACCCTTTTTATTATTTCTCTATCGACGCCCACCAGCCATCCGTCCGAGGGGCCTTGCGGGTCCGTCGAGCGAACAATGGTGAAGCACCCATTATTATAGAGATTTACTGTAGCCGACTCCGAAGGCCCCTCTACTACCACTTTTTTAAACCCGAAGTCCTCGGGTATGAACGGATATTCTTTCTGGATGTAGATGTCCGCGATCTGCGTCTCTGCAGTGCGTAGGGCCTGCTGGAAGTCGAAGCAGCGGTGGAAGAGAAAGTCTTTCAGCTCCTGATCCGTCATCACCGGAGGGACTTTGTATTCTCCCGGGATGAATGTCATCACGACTCTTTCTTTGGAGTCGAATTTGAATACCGGCCGGTGTTTGAATGTCTCTCTTGACTTGATACCATCGTAAGGGTATCCTTTGAACAGTGCTTCGAATGCCATCGTTTCAGTTTAGTGTTGTTACTCCGTGATCTATCATGTGTTCATTCACCCCTATGGGGTCGAACTGATTTATTTTGTACCAGTCGGGGAAAGCGCACCCGATAATAAATTGTCCTGTTCCGTTGAAATGGAATTTCACAGGGCCGTTCTTATCTACTTTTTTTTTGATGGTGCCCAGATCCAGAAGTCCCGCTTCTTTTAGGAACCGGTCCATGATCTCGTCGAAAGAAGAATAGGGGACGCGGATAGCGGTGCTCTGCCCGTTGTGCATGGTGATGATCGTGCGCCCTACGGGAGACTTATCGTTGAAATCATCAGTGCACTCCTCCCAGTCCCTGACATCGTAAAGGTTGATGGTGAGCTGGGCCGACTGCGCCTCGCCGGTATTCCCATTGAGGCGGTCCATGATGGTTACGTATTTTCGGAAGGGTTTTATCATAAACAGGATTTTTGTTCCCGTAAAGTTACATTAAAAGGAAAAGAACAAAGAAAATTAACAAGTCCAGAGAATAATAGTAAACAAAGAAGAAAAGGAAAAAGGTAGCAAAACTTTCCATCTGCCTCCGGAAGGAGTGGACTATTTACGCGATCCAAGAGCCTTCCGATTTTATTAGGTGGATCAAGTTTCTCGAGGTAGAGACTTCGCGGATCGCCTTTATTAGAAAACACCACATCCCCTCCTGCCCGACGAAGGGAGGCGGTCTGTGGGTGTGTGTCGTCCGCAAGCAGAGACAGTAAGAATATCTTTGATTCGTCGGGCATGAAGAATAAATTAATTCGCTACAAAACTAAAACAAAAAAATAACAGGCCCGTCAAAAAGTTTTCAACAGGCCCGTTATTTTCTCGATCCTGACTATACTACAGGAGTAGAAATCGTAGTGAGGATGTCCGCCAGAGCAGCATCGCGATCAACGGCGGTCAGATAGTGAAGCACCTGGTTGTTCGGGGTCGCGCCGGGAACAAGTACGCTGAACACGATCTGGTAATCTGCCGGCTGATTTTGTATTCCTACAATATCAAGAGGCGTGATCGCCCTTACGAGCTCAACGGGAATCATCTCAGTGTTATTTACTGCCGAAGCAGAATTGATAAAGGGTCTTGCAATAGCGGACATGGTGATTAGTTTTTAAGTTTTGACAAATGTAGAATAAAAAAAGTAATGCCCCAACATTGCACTAAACCGGGTCGGAGGACTATCCCCTAAGATTTTCGCTCGTCGTTTCAAGGCGTGTTGCCAGGGCACTGGTGTAAATGTAAATATATTTCTCTATTTTTGTTCACAAACAAAAACTACTCACATGTCAGACTTGACCGAAATCACTCCCATCTCCAGAATATCCCCGCTGAACATCTTCTGCGAGGCACTCTACAAAAAAATCAAATTCCTTGCCGACAACATCAAGGCAAACGGATTAAGCGCAGATAACGACGGAGCTCTCGATGCCACCAACGCAGCTGCGGTAATGGTAAATTTCTGCTTCGACCAAATCAGCCAGCCTCTACCAGCGTATTTCCCTACGAACTACACCGGTCCGCTAGCAGAACCGGTAGCAAACCCAACTCCAGCGCAAGCCCTGGATTACATCGGGAGACTCGAAGCGATGAAAGCATCCATCGACGCTTCCCTTATCCGTAGCCTGTATTTGGATAACGCGGAGATCCTATTCACAGTAGCGTTCACAGACGCGATCAACGACTTCACTGCTGCCGCAGACGTCCAGATTGCATATCTCACCACGCTGCTTTAAAAATAACCCCTACGGATGAACAAGTTTCGTAGGATAGTAGAAGGGTGGAAGAATTTTGCCTTTAAAAGCCCGCTGATAGAGCTTCTTGCTATACAGCGGGCTAAAATATGCTCTACGTGCGATCTCGCCGTAGAACAGAAATTTTTAGAGTCTATCGGCAAAGAGCCGATCAAAGAAGTGAAAGGGATGGTGTGCGGAAACTGTAACTGCCCGCTGAGCGCAAAGCTCAGGAGCGTAAAGGAAGAATGTCCGGAAGGAAACTGGTAAAATGAATAAGAACCAACCAACAAACTCCCCAGCAAGAGAAAATCAACTAGACTTCCTGTATGACCTCTATTCCCAAGGCATAGATATTGGAAATGAGAGCATTGCGCTGCTTAAAAGAGCAGAGTATATCGACGGAGATATACCAAAAGAAGTCAAAAGACCACAAGGCCGACCGCCATCCTTCGTAGACCACTCCGTAAAAAACAAAAAAGAAACCCATGTAGATAGATTCATCGACATAGAGTCCGAATCTCTCGTAGAGCCAGACGACACCGTTCTGTACGAGTCTGAATACAAAAAGCACGTCTATCTTTATGGTAGCCAGATATATACCGGTCAAAAAGTTCCCATCTCAAGGAAGGACTGGATGCCCGAAAGCACCATGCAGCACGACAAAGCCTTCGTAAACTGGATAGATTCGATGAACTTCATTGGATTCAAGTCCAGAGCCAGATATGGCCGGCTCAACATGTACGTCCAGCAGTGCGACGACTGGATATCAGAAGGGGGGTCCGTAGCAGAACAACCCACCCCGGAGGCAAAAGAAGAATACAAGGACCGCGAAATCGAAAGATGTACCGAAAATACCATGTACTTTCTTAATAAGTACCTCAAACTCAAGGAGGGAGACATGGCATCCGGATCACGGGACTACGACGCCAAGCAGTGCCACGAAATCATCTGCTACCTGTTCGACTGCGGGTACTCGTTCTACCTCGGGAAGCCCCGCCAGATCGCAGCTACCTCAACGCTAGGTGGTTGTGGACTCAAAAAGATCATTTTTAATCGAAACTTCTTCCTAAAGTTCGTCACGCAAGACGCCGAAAAGGGAGAGGAGATTTTTGAAGATAAAATCAAGTACCCATTCTCGGAACTACCAGAATGGATGAAACCGGACGTGAAAAACGACCGGGATCGCCTGTTTGCCCTCGGATATAAAGACAAAAAGGGTGATCGGGAAGGGGTAAACTCGAAATTACAGGTCGTGGCACCGTCAAAAACAGCCATTTCCGGCGGTTCACCACAGCTTTCGTTCATCGATGAGGCCGGAAACATACCCATCCTCACAGCCATCATAGAGGATGCTAACCCAACGATGTACTGGATGAACCCAAAGACCGGAAAGATGGAAATGAAGCGCCAGATGATCGTGTGGGGGACTGGTGGAGACATGGAGAAAGGGGGAAAAGCATTCGAGAGAGAATTCATGGCAGCTATCCGCAGATGGCAAGCAAGGAAGTTCAATAGCGGCATCATCCCACTGTTTTTCGACTGGTCCACGAGACCTGGGATAACACAGGAATTTTATGACGAGAAAAAGGAAGAATTTTACTCCAAAGAAGGCCCCGACGCAGAAGACTCTCGGGTAATGTTTCAGCAACAGTACCCATCCTGCATAGAAGATATGTTTCTCTCTTCCTCCAAGACAATCGTCTCTCAGGAATACATTAACAGTCAGCTTGATCGCATCAGAAAGCACTCGCACATACTTCGTCCCAAAAGAGGATATTTCGAAGCTGTTCTTGGCGACAAATCTATGCCGGAAGGAGCCGATATCCCTTTCAATATAATCGGGGTGGATTTTGTGGCCGTTCCAGACGGAGATCCTCGCGGAGTAGTGATAATGTTCCAGGAGCCAAAAAAGAACTGGAGAAAAAGATACTATCAGGGCACCGACCCGATCGCTTCCGATACCGGGCTTTCAAATATGGCATCCGGTATATGGGACAACTACTACAAAACAGTCTCCTGCGTGGTGAATTTTCGTGCGACAAACTACAAGGAGACATTTTTACAGACGATGCTCCTTGGGATGTATTATGACATTGAAAGAGGCTATGGGGTAAAGGAGTTGTTGGAGACAAACATCGGTCTCGCGTACAGGGAGTACAAGGAGAACAAAGGATTTTTTGATTCGCTGGTTTTCAATGCTGAGCTACCACAGTACCTGCAGACATCTTCCGGGAACATTGTCGGGATAGATAACAGAGGGATGAGATCAAAAATGATCATCGACAAAATGTTTGAGATGATACAGGCGTTTGGAACAAAAATTTACATCGAAGAGTTTTTCATTCAGCTGAAAACATTCGTGTGTACAGTCAACCAGAAGGGAAATGAAAGCTGGGGGCCGGTAGACAGGCGCTACTACAAGGACGACGTTCTGTTTGCTTGCGTTTTTTCATATATTTGTAGCCTATGTTACATCAATGAAATTCCGGAAAAGATTGATAGCGAAGACAAGAGAACAGTGATCCGGCATGAATTGAGACGTGATGCAAATTGGAATTTAACAAGGGTGCCGGTTAGAAAAAGAATAAGCTGATGAGCGATCAACCACAGGTTTTATTGTTCGGCCCGCAAACAGGGAAAGACCTTCGGAGGCAGTATCCCGAATTGGCAAACGTTCCCGAATTTAAAAAGCTCACCTTGCAAGAGATGCTGTTCGTCTGGCATTATGCAAACCCCACAAGTCCGATAGCATCTGAGAATAACGACAGGATACGCCGGACAAAAGCATACGCCGCAGCGTTCAAAGAAGAGGACACGCTGAGGGAAGAGAAGTACCAGGCCGGCAACTTTCCGGATTCTGTAAAAATTGCAATCGAGAAGATGCGGCAGTACGACCCTTCTGTGAGAGTAAGGGCACGAAGAATGGTGGAAAAGATCGTCGAGAACTTCGAGAAGCTGGTAGAGGTTGATCTGGACCAGGATTTTAAGAAAGTTTCGAAAGATAAGGATGGTGGGATAACAGAGGAGGTCGATTTCTCTGCCCGGCAAAATTATATTAATAGTTGCTCAAAAATAGCAGAGACGCTTCCTAGGCTGATTGGGCAAATGGAAGATGGATTTGGAATATCTGATTCTGAAAGCGGAGAAGAGTCTGCAACAAAAGCGATAGACAGATTTCATTTATCTAAAGACAACGAATAATGCTTTTCCTATTGACAGATGGGCAAACACGCCCCAACAGACTCGAAGGACCAAAGGATAAATTGTACCACTGTCAATTCGGAAGATATTGTGCGGTCAACGCCAATAACGGACTCCAGAGCCAGTTCCTCGAAAAGATAAAACTCAACAAAGATTTTTATAAGGGGGATCAGTGGAGAGAAAACGAAGATCTGGAGGCATTCCTAAAAGACGATTCCGGCCAAGACAGAAACAGGATCAAGGTGATCAAGAATCTGATCCGTCCAATGGTAGAGCAGTATCGCGGAAACGCAATACGCATGCAGTTCAACGCCCGCGCCAGAAGTGTTTCTCCAAAAGCCATAAACAGAAGAGAAGAAAAGCTGGCGGAGCTGATGTTCTACACAGACGTCGCAGCACAGCAACCATCTTTTGCTGGCGTCCTACAGAAGAAACTACCTATCGGGAAGACCAAAGAAGAGACATCGCAGATCTTTGATAATATATATGTTGATAAGTATGTTGAAAAGATTAACATGCTGCTCAAGTATGTGGCAGACCTGAACAAATTTTCTGACAAGCAGGTGAGAGTAGCAGAAGAGATGGCGCTCTCCGGGCTGGCCGTTCTTGAAGGAATGGAGTACGCAGGCAACCAGATTTTTGATGTGATGAAGTCGGAAGACTTCTTCTTTGATAGAAGTGCAAAGGATTATGATCTCGGAGACGCCGAATACATGGGCAAAATGCCATACATGCTCCCCACGGAAATTTTCGAGCACTATCCTAGCCTCACGCAAGACGAAAGGAAATCGATCGAGAGCTACGGAACCCAGTGGCAGAAAAATATCAGCAGCGAGCAGTACCAAAACACCGGGCGAATTCCGGTAGTTCATTCTTACTGGAGAGACTGTGAGAAATACGAATACGGATATGTGATGGACGAGTATGGATATCCGATGCTCACAAAGATCAACTTCACATACGAAGGAGAAGAGAATCCAAGATATACAGACGCGGACCTGATCGATCCTAAAACGGAAAGACAAAAACGCGTTCTTGGAGGAAAGAAAAAGAAATCTATCTATGTGGATGTGCTTCGTATGTGCGTCTTCGTCCCGCAAGAAGTTTTAGCCGACGCAACAGCGCCCAACCTAAAAGTGGGAGACATTGTTCTCGACTGGGGCATCGTCCCGTATCAAGAAACACACAACCTGGATTTTTCAAGTGTGAAGTTCCCATTCAAGTGCTACTGCTGGGGATATATCGACGGAGAGATACTCTCCCCCATTGACGATGCTATCAATCCACAGCGATTTATCAACAGAGTATTGTCAGTAGCGGAAAATCAAATAAACAACTCTCGCGGATCGGGAACAGTTTATGACAAATCGGCGGTTGACCAGGCCGACGGAGAAAATGAAATGCTCCAAAACATGAACCAGAGTAAACCGGTAGGAGTGAATGCTCGCGGACGTGGGATACAGAATGTTATAGGGTCCTACGACTCAACCGTGAAGCAGGGTACAATGGTGATGTTCAACATTGTAGACGTGATGAAAGGTCATATTCAGGATGTCACGGGAGTGAACGAAGCCCTCAAAGGAGAGTCCACCGGAAGCGACCAGCTTGTTGGCGTAACCCAGCTGCTTATTCAGCGCGGGTCGCTCATGCAAGAGCCATTCTATAATGCTATCACACAGATATTCCTGCAGGCATACCAGTCTATCGCAACGGTAGGGAAAAGGATATACGCCGACAATCAGCGCGAGCTGGCCATCATAACCGGTGACGAAGGCGTGGAGGTTCTGAATATATCGAAGGACATGAAGCTTGAAGACTTCCGGGTTTTTGTGAAGCGCGACAACCCAGACGATATTCTTATTAATGCAGGAAACACAATGATCATGCAGATGGTTCAGATGGGTCTTCTTGATAGAGATAGAATGGCGAACCTATATGGAAGGTCAACTCCGGATGATGTTGCACGCGCACTGAGGCAGTCCGCAAAAGAACAGAAAGAAGTTTCTCGCATGCAGGGCCAAGCCGACGAAGCTCAAGCCGGACAGATAGCAGCAGAAGCAGAGAAATCCAAAGCTGAACAAATGCAGATGCTCGACAACATGGAAGCGAAAGAAGAAAGCAAGCAGATGGGTAAAGATCAGCACGACCTAGATATGGTTTTTGCAAAGTCTTTTGGTAAAATGATGGAAAAAGGTTCGGAGAAAACGGCAGATTTGCAAAATAAAGTATTGTAACATACCTTTGATCGCAAGAAGAAAAGAAATCGGATCATGCCAGAAGTAGAAACACCTCCAGTACAAACGCCCGCCCAACAGCAGGCGCCCGTCCAGCAACCTCCAGTTCAACAAGAAAACAAAATGAGCTCTGTCATAGATGCTCTTTCTGGGTTGAAAGGAACGGAAGCGGCAATAAAAGATCTTTCTGGGCCAGAAACAACACCGGCTCCAGTAGTCGCACCAGTAGAAACTCCTCCTGTCGTAGTTCCGCCAGTAGAAGCCCCTCCAGCTGGAACAGAAACTGTTCCAGCAGAAACTCCTGCCACCACAGAAACCCCTGTCGTTGACGCAGGAATTGAAATCGACAGTCCTCTTTTTGGCGGCAAGAAAAAGGTTGGTGCCAAAGAGAAGAAAAAAGACGAAGTTGTATTTGAGAATTTTGAACAGGTTGCGACCGTTCTGAAAAAGGATTTTGGTCAGGATGTGAAAGAGATAAAGGATCTTGGAAAGTTCCTCACCTCTGCCGAAGGGTGGAGGAAAGACGCTTCAAAATTCAAGGACACTGAGAAAAAAGTAGCTCAGTTTGAAAATATTTTCACCGAAATGCCCGAGCCTCTTTTAGATGCCATAAAAACGCATTTTAACGGAGGTAACTGGGAAGAGCCTATCAAGAACAGGCCGAAGTTTGACTATTCGGTAGATGTAAAGAAGCAGGATACGAAGGCTCTTGTGAATCATTATTTCCCCGGTAAATTTACCGATGAGGATTTTACAGCAGAATCAAAATCGCCCGCTCTGGAAATAGCAGAGCAGGCATCCATAGATAAGTTTAGCACTGAGAAGATTGGCTATGAGTCGAAACGCACCGCAGACGTGGCAAAAGGCAAGCAAAAGCTTGAACTTAGAAGAGCTTCCGTCGCAGGTTCCGTTTCAGCACTCAAAGAGTCGTTTCCTGACCTACCAGATTCAGATATCAAAGAGATATCTTCTGTAATGGAAAGCGGCGACATAAATAGTTTATTCTTCAACACGGATGGCTCGTTCAAGAAAGAGGCAGCAGAGATGCTTGCGCTTGCCAGACATGGAAGAAGTGTTATTTCGCAGTTCATGGACGTTGCTGCAAAGCGTGGCGCAAATGAGGCAACCGAAGATTTGGTTACTCGTGGCGCGGATAAACCTAACCCGGTGAAAACAACCGGAGGCGAGAAGCCATCTGAAAAGGTTTTAAAGGAAGTAGAAAATCTGATAGGAGGAGTAGTCAAGAAACCCACTTATTAATCCTTTAAAAAACCAATTATGTCAAATACTTCGTATACCCCCGCGATTGGTAACGCTCCCTTTGGGAACTTAAACACCAACCCGCAGGCTTCACAATATGCTCAGATCTCGGCTTACACCCCTGCTGAGCAGATCTTGATCGCAAAAGCAATCAAGAAAGCGATCTTTGATGCTGCCCCCGAGCAGTACAATGCGCTGAAACTCCTTTTCGCGAAACCTTTCGAGGACGTGAACCTGGACGAATTCGAATATCTCGAAAACACATTCGGGCGCTCTGTGATCGAAGCGCTTCTGGCATCAGCAGCAGTTCCTGCCGTTCCTCTTTCCCAGGTATTGCAGACCATCACGCTCACAGCGACGTCGATGACCCGCATAACTCCTGACTTGATCATCATCTACCCTAACAACCAAAAGGCTGTGATCCAGTCTGTAGGCCCGGGTAACACGATCAACGTAGCTTCTCAGACAAGCGACAGTTTGCCTGCAGTTGCTCCAAACGACATCTTCTCTATCCAGTCCACCATCACCAGTGATGCCATGGACTACTTCTCGAATTATGAGAGGATGGACGTCATCACACGGTACAACTTCGTGCAGTTTTTCTTGCGCGCAGCCCGTTGGGGAAGAATCGAACTCCAGAAGTATGAGAATGCCGGTACAACCAACTACCTTGTAGTTGACAAAGAGCAGAAGATCAAACAACTGCGTATCGACATGTTCAACTCATTCTGGAACGGTCAACGTGGAGAATTCCAAATTTCAAACGGTTACATCGCAAAAGCGATGGGCGGTATCTATCCTACGATGGTTGCTGCTGGTTCCATGAGCGCGAACCCGACCCTGGCCGGCCTGAGAGCAGCCTTCGAAACTCTCGCTTTCCAGACAAACTTCAAAAAAGAAGGCGCCACCCGTTTCATCTATGGAACTGATGAGATCCTGTACGAACTGAGCAAAGTGTTCAAAGACCCAGGACTTCGTTACGCTCCTAGCGATGAAATCGCGAACCTGAACTTGCTTCAGTACAAGCTCGGAACAATGAATTTCGTGCCAGTTCCTTGTGAGCTGTTCCGCGAGCGTTCTTGCTTCCCTGCTGACTGGGCTCGCAAGATCATCGTTCTCGATCAGGAGACCGTTACCCCTGTGAAAATGAAAGGGATACCATCTTTCGAGATGGGATCAACTCTCGACAAAGGAAGTAATGGAACTCGCGAAGGGTTCAAGGATTGGTGGGTAGGTGGACAGTTGTCCATCCGTCACGATAATCCTGTTGCCTCCTTCTGGCTGGATGTTCAGTAGTCTTTCTAGTGTAGCCGGAGAAATTCGGCTACACTTTTTTTTATTTAAACCAAAAATCTGAAATATGACACTTGTTAAAGGAAATGCGGGCGACAAGCCGGAAAAAAAAGAAACAAACGAGCAGATGGAACTGCTCTTAGCGAATTTTAAAAGCATGCAAGATGAGCTTGCCTTGTTAAAGGCGGCAGGCCAACCACAGGCAGGAGTAATGCCGGGCGGGATGACAGCAAATCAACTTGCAGAAGTAATCAAAGCAGTAAAGGATCGTCCTGATTCTGAGAAGTATGACGTGCGCCGACACATCGACGAACGTGATATTGATAAGGATGATTACGATCAAGTAGGAGTAAGTTTCTGCGCCTACAGCACAGGATACCTCATCGTTGATGACGTGAGACAAGGCCAAGCTGTCAGGACTCCCTACGGAAAATCAATTTTCTTTGTGTTCCAGGGATCAAAGAGATTCCAGGCCGGAAAATACCAAGAACTCAGCACCTATTGCGAATACAAAAGCCATAGCAAGAGAGAGCAGGAGTGGCTGCGTAATCACCGCTACTATGGAGTGATGTTCTTCGAAAGCGCAAAAGATGTTTTGCAGGGCAACGCAAAAAAGGCAAACCGGATGGTGAACTTTATGAACGCTCTCAATTCTTTGGATCAGCACGGAATCATCCAGCGGTGCAAAGAGAGATCTGTTCCGATCACAGACAATCTTCATTCTATGAGGATCACCCTCGCATACAAAATGGCAGAGGATGAGGAAGCAAACGAACAGGTTGCTGCAGCAAAGCGTGTTGAAGAGCAGTTCGAGACGACAATTTTTAAATAACGCCTCCCCTATTTGAGAAACAGTAGGGCACAGCCCGCCAATAGTAGGCGGGCTTTATTTTTTATTATATTTGTGTCATGCCAATCCCGGTTCAAACAGTTATAAACAGAATGGCGTCATCGCTAGACGCAGAAGGATCTGAGCGATATACGTTTGACCAGGATTACAAGTACGCAATTAGCTATGCTCAAGAATGGATCGTTACCGCCGTAAATCAGGCGATGTCCGAAAAGAAGTTAGCCGCAGAGAATCTTAGGGAGCTTATAAAGGTAAAAGTGTGGCAGGCAAACGCATTCTCTCGAATAGCGTTTGACCCGGCCGTAGTAGGGCAAAAATTATGGTCTGTCCTTGCGGTTTATCCCGACATCAAAACAACTCCGTTCAGCAACCCCAACCAGCTGGCAATCCCGGCACAGTCTGTATTTATGCCAAATCTTTCTTTTGTCAGCAGTGACCAGGAAGGGGCTGCCCGACTTACACACGAAGAGTGGAATGACAACAAGAAAAATGTTTTCATGCCCGGGAACACAACAGTTACCGGATCGCTAAAGAAATATGCGTACCTGGATTTTGCAGACTATTCTTCTCAGTCATACGTGAATCCAGTTCCGTTTGAGATCGAAGTTCGACCGTCAGTAGCAGCAAAATATGTTGCTATTGTGTATTTAAAGTATCCAAACGAAATACTTCTTCCAACAGATAATCTTGAGTTTCCTGATCCAATGATCGACTTGATTGTGGAGAAGGCGCTATTGTTTATAAGTTTCAAACAAGGAGATGCGACAAATTTATATTCTATTTCTGAAAGAGAGGTATCGCGACTCGTTGGATTAATACGATAAAAAATGAGCGTTACCGTAAGAACTATTGCTGATGATATTCTAGTTTCGCTTCGGCAGACATTTGACGACAAAAAAATCCAGCATTCGCAAGTGGCGTATTGGATTATCGTCATGGCAAACCGGCTGAAATCTCAGCACATCGCAAAAAGAGATTCCGGCGCGTTCTTGTCAACATTCACAGAAGTTCCTGTAATTCTACCTACGGTAAATCAGAATAAAAATATTGTTCGAGGAAGAAAGCATATCGTCCTTCCGCAAACAATTTATGATTTCAATAACGATAGAGGGATAGACTATATCGCGTATGAGTCCGACGGGTCTCCTGGATGTCCGCCAAAATTTACCAAGATCACATTCAGTAGAACTACTCCAAAGAAGTCGAGAGTTCGATACATGAGCGCGTATGAAAAACCGTCTCCAAAAGAACCATACTTCTACCGTATAGGAGATTTTATCTACTTCTTAGGTGTTGAGCAAGTCTACGTTCCTACGGTGGAGATCGGAATTTATATGACGATTGATCCAGTTACAACTATTGATATCGATGCGCCGTTTGATTTTCCTGACGAATTGGTATCACAGTTAAAAATGGAGGTGCTTAATCTTGGAAGGTTCTCACTGCTCGTTCCGGAAGAGAGAAGAAACGATGGGGCTTCGTCCGATCAAGCGGCACCAACGCAAAAGTTGGTTTCCGTAAATCAAAATCAACAGCAACAACCTGAACAATAATGGATATTTCTCCAGCAAGTTTTGTATCTATAGATGAGCTACTCAACGACATCCTGCCGCTTGTTGATGACGAGCGCCTGGAGGTAAACACAAAAGGGTATTACACATCGATGATCCAGCAAGCGCTCGAAGCCCTGGCCTTTGAAACATTCTTCGATGAGCGCAGAGAGACCGAGCCATTCCCAGTAGAAACACTTACGATGATGATGCCAAAAGGGGCATTCAACCTTCGTAACGTCTACATATTCAACGGAACAGAATGTAATATTTGGAACAGCAGAAAGGTGTGGTGGAAAAGAAACTACTACACAAAAGGAAAGGGGTATATCGCTAACAATAAAGGGGAGCAAACAAGAGACCCATTCATCTCCGGAAGCTCTTTCCTTGACCGCTACGAAAGCAAAGAGTTGATCCGATACAGAAACACCCTTGACCGTGCGTACTTCTACGAAGTGCAAAACGGAATGGTGATGTTTAGTAAGCAGTGCGCCTGCTATCAAAGCGTGATGCTGGAGTTCAATGGGACCGGATGTGACATCGGAGATGTCCCGATCGTTCCAATGTTCCTGCGTGCCGCAGTAAAGGATTACGTGTGCGAGTTTACGCTACGTATCCGCATGGCAAAAGACCAAACCAATAAATGGGGTGGGCTGTGGAAGATCTACGAACAGAGATTAAATATGGACGAACGGTACGGTATCGGAACAGGGAGCTGGGGAAAGGCACAACAGTTTGTCAAAAACATGAATACATCTCAACGCGCTGAATTAAAAGAATATCTTTCGAAAAATGCCTGGTAGTGTATCCGGAAAAAACAAATATCTATACGTTGACTGACCCGAGAACGGGTCTTGTTCGATATGTCGGAAAAACAAACACTCCAGAGCTGCGATACATAAAGCATTGTTGTCAATTTGAGACAAACAAAAAGTCGAGCTGGTCTAAGTCGCTAAGAGCTGTTGGCTTGAAGCCGAAAATGGACATTATTGACGAAGTTCCTTATTGCGATTGGAGGTTTTGGGAAAGGCACTACATAAACCTTTTTAAGGCTTCCGGAGCAAAACTTGTGAATATGATGGATGGTGGAATAGGGGCAGAGCTTGCTGGGTCCATCTCGAAGAGATCAAAGCCGGTTCTTCAATATAGCCTGAGCGGAGAATTTATCAAGGAGTTCCCGTCAATAAGAAACGCTTCTCACGCTAATAGTGTTGATCATGCCAGGATTAGTTTCGTTTGCATGGGCAGAAGATTTAATTCTGCCGGAGGGTTTATGTGGAGATATAAGGATGGAGAAATTATATTAAAGATAGCCCCTGTCAAGAGGATGCCGTTTTCACCAATACCAGTTTTACAGATTAACGAAAATGGAGACATTATAAAAGAGTGGAAAAGCGTTACTCATGCGGCTATCGGATTAAAAATAGATCGAACATTGATATGGAGGCGTTGTAACGGTATAAATTCCGGAGCACACGCTTTTTCTTTTAAGTATAAAAATAATGCCTAATCAAGAACATCATTTTTGGGATTGGAAAAGATATTTTCGCGGAGCTGACACCTCCACAGAAAAGGAGATCACCGGAGCGCTTGAAAACTCCGGTGTTTATATAATCCTGCGTAACGGCAGACCCACATCCACAGATGGAGATACGGGCGACGCAAATAAAATAAGGGGAGAGCAGCTGCTTTATCAAAGGACGGTGGCCGGAAATTACACCTGCACAGGAACGATCTCTGTAAATAGTCGCGTCATTGAATTTTGGGCCTCTCCTACTCCCGGAGAATTCTCTTTTGTGAGAATTGATGGAGTGGCAGTTCTTCAAAGTTCGCTGTTCGACATTCGCGTAACCCACCCGCTGCAACTTGACAAAAACGAAAATTGTATCGGCGGAGAAGTCTTCTTGACCGACTTCCGTATCCCCCCGATGATATTCAATGTGCAGGACATGATCGACTCGTTGGTTAGCGACCCCAACAAATATTTTTCAAATTTCGATCCGCTTCTTTACTCTGTAAATCTTTCTTCTCCTTTAGATATTCCTGTGTTCGTTGAATTAGTGAACGTAGGTGGCGGCGGCGGCTTACCGGTGGGAGAATACCAATATCAGATGCGCTATGCCTCCAAGGAAGGGGACAGAACAAATTTCAGCGCACCCACACCACTCATTCCGGTGGTTCAGAACCTGTCAAGCTCTAGCGACCAGTATCCGTTCATAAAAACATACGGAGCATCGCCCGATCCAAATTCAAAGACTAGGTATGCTATTAAATTGCGCTTCCGCGTAACGAACCTTTTCAACTACGACTTTATTGAAATAACTAGGCTCGCTCACAACTCAGGAGCCGGAATAGGGTTTACGCCAACAGCAAAAGTAGTTGCGAAAATCGATATAGTGAATCAGGAGATCTCTGTAAGAGAATTTCTTGATCCTGTGGAGTCCAACACAGATATTTCTCTTTCTGACGAAGAGACAACAAGAGAGATCGCGTATGTGGAAGCGGCGAAGACGATTCGCTACTTCGACAAGCGCACAGTGCTGATGAATGTAAAACTTGCTTCTAAAGAGTCGGCGCTAGTGTTTGATCAGTACAATCAAAAAACTGCATTCCCGGTAATCGATAATCTAGGGAAGGCCGGATATAACGATCCCTGGAATCACGCCTACAAAAAGAAGTATATGGCCGGCGAGCGGTACGGATTTGCCGTCCAGCTGTTTGATGGTGTAGGCGGGAAAGGATTTGCAACCAAAGTTCCCGGGTTTGAGAATTACAAATTTCCAAACAGAAGGATAACCACAGATCCGGACACAGACCTGTTCTCGTATCTTGGAAATGTAAAGGCTGCAAGTATCGCAAACTCAATTACTCAAACCCATGAAGTTTTCGACCTTTCAAATGCAATAGCAAAGACAGACAAGTGTTCGTTCAAGAATATCTACCGCAGAGAAAATCTTGGGCTGTCCGGGCAGAAGTCAAAGGCTATCGTTACCGAAGATTGTGACGAGACAAATGGAGAGATAGAGAATCACGGAGCGACAGTAACCATACTGAATGACGTTTATCCGTACTGGCATCCGTATACGCCCGTTCGACAGAACGACCCCGATGTAACCGGACACAATTATGTTGTGAACACACAGGTATCTCCTGACGATCAAGAAAGCAATGGAGTAGACTACCGCCCTCCAGGATTTGCTCCGAACTACTATTCTATGGGACTCGCTCTCGCGGGAGTTAGCAATTTCCCGGCATGGGCAAAAGCGTTTTCTGTAGTTAGAACCGAGGCAGCAAAAAGAGTGGTGGCCCAAGGCATAGGGATGTACTACATGATCCCGGCAATTTATACGGCGCTCGGAAACACAAAACTCACAACAAAAGAGAAGAGAAAATTCTGGTTCTTCTCTCCTGATATTGAAAATGGAGTTGTGGCAAGCGATGTGGTGAATGATATTATCGACGCTCCGGAAAACTATAAGATACAGTTCGTCTCTCCGCTTGGACATTTCGGAGAGCTATACAACTTTGAGAACAACACAATAAGCGAAAATCGGTCTAGGTTGATCGATATGGTTTCTTACACCAGAATGATACGTGACGCTGTAGGAGGCGCACTGAACCCAACCGAAGACCCAAATATGGGATTCCCGGGAGGAGATGGATTTAACTACGTTGGATACGGCAAGTGGAGAAACCAACAACAGCAACCAACAGCGTTCGCAGGAGGTGATCTTGGCGATAATTTATTTGACATCGCTACGGTAGAAAGGATCGCAGAAGGTCGCGGGACCTACATGGGCATAGAGATAACAACAGATTTCTACGGGACGGCAAGCACAGGAGGAAGTAGCGATGACAATTTTGAGGATGACGGCATGAAGAATTTCACCGAGCCGTTCTACATGGTTAACATCGTTGCGGATGGAGCCATCGTTCGCGATCAGAACATGGAGCAGTATAGATCTATCGGGCATTATCAGAAACTTGAAAGTATCATCGGTCAGGGGAACGGGAATGCAAACCAGAAATTTATCCTCGTTGACGAAAGATGGGAAGATTGTATTCCTGCCCTCTCTTCCACCCACCCAAACGCAAATATTGACCGGTATCTGTATATCAAAAGAGCTACCACCAACGTCGTTGAAAAATGGATGAACGTGGCCTTCAAGACGCCCGCCCAGCTTGCCACAATAGTTTCAGATATCGCCAACAACGGGTTCTTTGGTCCTAATGTCGTAGGGATTTATACACATACGAATGTTAATAACCAGAGCCGGTTCTTTGAAATAGACTTTCCTTACCCGAACTTCTATCCTCAGCAGGACGATAAAATTTTAGTCCGGTATGATAACACCGCGCCAATCAGATGTTTCGGCGGAGACACGGTTGTTGGAGAAGCGATATTCGCGCCTATCGACCGCGAGGCGGATGCTCATGATGACGCTTCTGACACAATGTTCGCGATGGGCATAGGATTTCCGTATCGCCACATGAAGCTCAACCCGAGGCATTATGTAATCAAAAGAACTACCGGTATCGACAGGATACAAAATGAATCCTGGTCTTTCTTGGGATACATCCGCCAGCTGTGCGTGATGTTCTGCTGCGAAAGCAGAATTCATCTTCCCTATTCATTTAACTCCGCATACCCGCTTCAATTTTTTCCTCTGATCAACTATGTGATGCGCCCAAATCGCTGGGACATCGACAAAACTATCGAAGAGCAAAACATCTATAAAGATTATGTTACTGCGTATGGAGAAGACGAAAAGACGCAGTGGAAATGGGGCGGATTTAGATTCTTACAACAGGTGAACCCAGACTATTCCAATGAGTCGGCAAAAGAATATGTCTCTCGTCCGGAGTTTGGGTTCACAGAAAAAACAGAATTCTGCACCAGGATAATGTGGTCTCTTCCTCGCGCCATCAACGTACAGGATGCGCCCGGCTTACGTACATTCCCTGCCAACAACGCTTTTGATATCGATGACGATCAGGGAGAGATAAAAAGAGCATGGGAGGCGACTTCCTCAAGAGGAGAAAACCTGTACGCATTTTGCAATACCGGGATATGCCTTCTCGTTACAAAGAAGAGTATTCTTTCTGATCTGGATGCCGGAGAACTAGCATACATGGCCGCAGATACTTTCGTCAAACAGCAGTATTGGCTCAACAAGAACACGGGAATGTTCGACGAGATGTGGAGATCGGCAGCCGAAGGATTTGTGCCCGTCACCCCAGAAGGATCTCCGGAAGTTCTGGTAGAAGCGCTCTTTTTCTCCAACGACAAATCTTCGTTCCGGTTCATGGACAACCAGCTTTATGACATCGGAAGAACGAAATTTTTTAACACCATAAACCCGGCTCTCGAAACAGTCCAGCCCGGATACCTGACAAAAGTCACCGGAGTGTACGACGAATTCAACCAAGAATACTGGTTGCATATTGACGACTGCGGTGGAGCCGGAGCGGACCCAAACTGTTTTAAAAACACATTTGTCTTCGGACAGAAGCTTGGAATGTGGCACGGGACAAACGACTACGGGTTCGACAAATTCCTTTCGATGGACGACAGAATGTTCGGCATGAGAGATGAAGAAACTTTTGAACTTGGAAAAGGATTTATCATAAACGGACAGCCGGTAGTGTTCGAGGCCACTCACGCTTCTGCAATGCAACCACAGGCAGATAAAGAATTTATTCGCATCAGGATAAATACCGGAAACAACGTGAAGCCTACTCGGGTGGAATTCTACGATGAATATAACGGAACATTGCTATGTTTTAAAGATCCTTCGCAGGGGCCGCTATATTTAAAGAATTACAGGGGGTTTGAAGGTTTTATCGACAGGAAGCTCGCGTCTGTTTCTCTGACTAGAGACCGCGTTCAAGGGCGCCTTCTAGTCTACAAAATAATTCATAGCTTTGCTTCACCATTCAAACTCATTTCTACTGGTGTCCAATATAAGCTCATAAAATAACATGGCACAAGATTTTGGCAAACTTTTAGGCAGTATCCTCGGCGGAGCCGCAGGAACTGCAATCGCTCCCGGAGCAGGAACTGCTATCGGAAGTCAAATTGGCGGACAGATCGGTGGATCTATGGGCGGCAACAAAAATGGGGGTGGCGCTGGAGGAGGAGTTCTTAATTCTATCGGAAGCAACCCTTCAAATGCAGGAGCTGCTTTCGGCGGAATAAGTTCTATCATCCAAAATATTCAGAGTCTAAGAAATCAGAGCAAAGCAGAGAGTGCTATGCCTGAACTCATTGACCCCAATCAGGCTGCATTTCTTGCAGAGATCGGCCAAAAGAGAAAGGCGATGAACACCGGAGCAGAGTTTGCTGCCGGAGCCGGGCTTCTCGAAGAACAGGCCGGAACAACAGCCAACGCAATCGTGAAATCATCAGGAGGAGACGCAGGAGGTGCCATAGAAGGACTCCTTCGTTCACAGAGAACAACAGGAAGAGGAACAAACGAACTACTTGCAAAGGGCGCTCAGGACCAGAAATTTTTCACCGGTGTTTATGCCGACATGCTAAACCGGATCTCGGCCCGCAAGATGCAACTTCAACTTTCCAGAAGAGCACAGGCTCTCGCCGAAGGCGCACAGAAAGGTCAGGACGCCTACGCAAACATGGCAAACGCTATCGCTAGAGTCCCTAGCCTTGGCGGACAAACAACGCCTACCGATATAAATTTTGACTCGCTTCTTACCCAACAAGGTAACGAGCCCGTAGAACCGGTGATGATGGATGAAAATCAACTTGTAAACAGAGAGATAACATCCGAGATGCCAGCTGACGGAACAGAAATAGATCTTAACACTTCCTCAAGCCTGCTTTCGCAGTTTTAACATGGCAGAGCCGATAATTGATACGGAAGAAAAAGAGTCGGTGCTGGATAGTATTGTGTCCAAGCCACAGGAGCCTGGAGCAGGGACGGTAACTGCGAACGACATTTACACTTTTGTTCCGGAGATGTCTCCATACGAAAAGAGGATCTACGAAGAAAATTTAAAGAAAGAGAGGGTTCCGGCTCCCGGCTATCTACCTCATGAAACAATGTTTCCCTCCGCCTCCAATCAGATCAATAAAGGGTCTTACTCTGGAAGCGAAATAGGGAGTATGCCAATATTTGCTGCCGGCGGCCTTGCGCCGTTTGGAGTGTTCGACGCCCGCCAGAGGGCGATCGAAAACGCCGCTTTGAAAAAGGCAAAGCAGATCGATGACTTCCAGAAAATTTACAAGGCGCCAGTTACAAAACATTCCTCTGTTCAAGGGAAAATTGATGAAGGATATTATACAGGTCTGCGTCAGTGGGTAGAAAACTCAAAGAAAAAGTACGGATCGAAATGGACAGATGCGCTAAACCAGGATATATCATTCCAGAAGTGGAACCGTTCATGGAACACCGTGAAGGATATGGAAGACAAGCTGGTTGAATATGCAGCCCAGCTGGAAACAAAAGACAAGGATAAAAATTTCGTCCTCAGCCCACAGACCAAGAAAGGGTTGCAGGATTTCATGGAAGGGGTGGACGGCCTAGCATCAAACCCGTTCGACCCAAAAGGACATACGGTAAACTCGAAGCTATTAAAACTCAGGGCAGAAGATAACCTGGACGTAGTTGTTAATGACTCTGTTGATAAGTTGATCCAGGATGTGAAAACTTCATACCCTGGAACTTCTGATCAGGGGATCTACGATTTGATAGTTACTACGAAAACCACAGGAACCGGACCCGATAAAATAAACTCTCTTGCAGATGGGATTATGAAAACCCATTACGGAGATGGATCTTATTTTAAGAAAGAAGATGTTGTTGAGAGACTAAAGTCTGTTCTTGGAACAAAAGTAGAGAGAACGGTAAGTCATGCCGGGAATCAGTTTAATCCTTCTACTGGCGATGGAGCTGGATTCAAATATACTAATGATGATTTTTCCAATGAGCCGCAGGATGTGAATGTAAATGTGATGCAGACAGGCGGCGGACTGAAAGCTGGAAAGATTACTACCTCTGACGGAATTACATTCAAGAAACCGGTAAAGGTCACTATCCCGGCAGGGACGAAGATGATTGATTTTGACAAGGGTGGATCACTCCCATCTGGAGCCACTGGGGTTAAAGATGTAATTCTCGGGAAGGCGTTTATTGCTCCTACATATTTTAATTCGAAAGATCCTAAAGATCCAGTTAACGGGTCTGTGATGACTCCAGAACAACTGAAAGACCCAAAGGCAAAAGGGAATGTGATATACGTCCCAATGGTTTTTGGTGAATACACTGAGAAAAATTTGGCCGGACAAGACGTAAAAAGTTCCGTTTCTATCCCAATGAGCGAGATCGAAAACAGCCTGGTGAAAGAATGGAATTCTGATGGAACGGTGAAGACCGGAATCCCGGTTGATATTTATAAGCAAAAAGCGGATCAGAAGAATCAAGAGATTAATCAGTCGGGGGTAAAAAAAACGTCGCTGTCTACAATAAAGGGGAAGATGAGTGATCCGCAGTGGGCTGGATACACCGAGCAAGAGCTTGTTGATTATTATAAATCTCAAGGATACACCGTAGAATGAAGAAGATTTTTTTGTGGAGAGCAGATTCGCCAAAGGGCCCGTATCATTTGACGGATTTTTTTGCTATGGTTGACGACGAGGACTACGATCAAATAAACAAGAATAGGTGGTTTGTCATGAAGCTTTATCATTGCGACACTCCTATTGTTTATGCGAGGCGATACGAGGGTAAGAAAGATGACTTCCGAGCTATTTTAATGCACCGAGAAATATTGATGCCCGATAAAGGATTGAAGGTTGATCATGTTGATGGGAGTGGATTAAATAATCAAAGGTCCAATTTGCGCGTAGCTACCCATTCCCAAAACATGTCCCACAGAACCAAAAGAGCGTCTGCTACATCTAAATATTTGGGAGTTTTTTTTGATGGAAAATCTTATGTTGCTTCGTGTAAGCACAATGGGGTAACTAAAAGAATGGGCGGATTTAAAACTGAAAAAGAGGCGGCGCTTACATATAATTATTATGCTCATTTTCATAAGGGGGAGTTTGCGAAACTAAACGATATCTACTTGTAATGTCAATATTGAAAGAAGATAATCTGCCACCTCCCCCTCCAAAGAAAGGCAATTTGGGAGTGACTGAGGATTTGCCACCTCCACCGAAAAAAAAAATTTCGGACGAGCCGGTAGGCGTAGCGCCTCCCTTACCATCGAAATTCGGATCAACGGTCGGGGCGCCTCCTTCACCATTGGAATTAACTGGTGGCACATCCGTATCGGCTCCTGGGCCATTGGATTCACAAGAGCCTACGGGCCCGATAAAACTACCAACGGAAGCGGAGTGGGAACAGATACAGAAGTCGGGCCAAGCGCCAACAACACTACAGCTTAGAATCACCTCTCCTTTAGGAAAGGTAACTCAGAAGACCATTAATGTCCCACAGATAATTCCCGGAAAAGAATTCCTCGGTCCCGTTCAGCCTATAAAAATTGGGACCAAAGAAGAGCAGATAAAGGAGCAAGAGACTATTGTTCAAAATCAGAAGGAGCTATCCGGGAAGAAGTTGAAAGATTTCTATGACACCTATCAGCAGACAAAAGGAACAGTAGGAGATGTCCTGGATGTAAATATCGACAAGCAGAACACCCTTGATTTGTATAAGGATTATTTAATGAACAATGATCCTTCTGAGTTAAAATATCTCACCTCGCGTCAGCAGGAATCGCAGAAAGATTACCTGATGAAGATTTCCGATCCAACCCTAAGCGAAGAGGAGAAAAAGAAGCTGCAACTGGACACAGAAAAATACGAGGCGGAACTCTATAATCGTGCGCTGAATTTTAAAGCATCTGTGTTCGCTGCTAAATACGAGGAGGCGAAGAATGAGTTTGATCTTCGATACAAAGAAGATTTCAAGTTAAGCGAGCAGTATGCGAATGAACAGAAGGGGCTCTCTGAAAATTTAAAGGCTGTTGCTGATCGTCTTTCGAAATTTGAGAAGACAGACCAGGGATTTATTCCAAAATCTCCAGAAGAGCAAAAAGAAATTCAGCAACTGATCACCGCTCACAATGAGATGGTGGGACAATATAAAGATGTAAGCGGGAAGCTAGATCAGATAAATTCTGAGCCAGGGTTTAATGAGTCAATGAACAAAATAAATAGCGTTCACGACAGCTACGAAAAACTGACAAAAGAAGCGGAGACATTTATAGATCAGTATCCTGAATTAAAGAAGAAGCTATCAGAGGTAAAAAGCAAACAGGCCGCTATTGATATTCTTGCAGACGTAAACCCCGAATTCGATAAGTTCACAAAAACCGGAGGACAAGTCATTGGTGCTGTCACTGGATTCTTGCAGAAGTTGAGCTATGTCCCAAAGATGGTTGGTGATGGTGATGAATTTGGATGGACAGATAAATTCTACGACTCATCTGCCGACATGTTCGAGGAGCTGAATTCTACGATCGCCCCAATGCCCACAAAACTCACAAAGCCTTTATTCGAAAACGGGAAATTGGATGCGGAGCTAATTCTTCCGAAAACAATCAGGACTCTTTCCGACATGGGTCTGCTTGTCGGATCGGCATACCTTACAGGGGGAACACTTGCCGCAGGCGGAGTAGCCGGCGGCCTAGCAAGCTCTATCGGCACAGTGTTGGCAGGAACGGTCCTCACAGCAGAAGACTATTATAAGGATGCAAAAGCAGCCGGGATGAATGAGTCTGACGCTAATAATTTTGCATTTACAGTTTCAATTCAGCAGGGTATGCTTGAGTTGATAAACCCCGAAATGAAACTTTTCAACAAGGGATTGTTCGGAACTGCCGCTAAAACGTATGTTGACAGACTTGCAAAAGGGGTTACTAAAAAGGTGGCGATGCAAGACGCCTCTAAGATTTTGTTTAAAAATGTGATTGGCGAGAATGTTCAGGAGACAATGCAGTTTTTCGATGAGCTCGGGAACAAGGACCTCGCCAACACAATCACAGGGGTGAAGATGCAGACCGATGAGAACATCGGAGATGCTCTGGCGGAGCAGTTCGTTCTCACTACACTCGTCTCACTTCCATTTGGAGGACTAGGTGTTCGTGGCGCTAATCAATTACAAAAAGAATCCTTGTATTTGTCTGCGTTGAATCCAATGGAGACAACTAAGGCCATTCAAGAGATGGTGAAGAACGGAACGATCACAGAAGAGAAATCTCTGGAACTTGGGAAAATTATTGACAATGCGTCTACTGCTCTCACAAAAATGCCAGCCAGCATGGATGTGATGAAGAAGATAAATGCTCTTCCGCTGATGATGGAGAAGATGAAGATGGAGGAAGATGCAAAAGGGACGGACTCTTCATTCAAGCCGATCGTAGATGAAAAAATTGATGCGATTACAAAGGAAGTTCAGGATAGTGTAGGAATAGTTGAACCAAAAACAGAAACAGATGGCAAAGAAGAAAAAGCCGGTAAAGAAACCGGTAAAAAAGCCGATGTATTAAAGGCGCCTAAATCAGAGGAGCAACCTGCTCCTCTGAATCAGGACGAGATGGATGAACTAGAATTCTTGCAGCTGTCAGACAAAGAAGGCGTCACCACTCCGGAAGACAAAACGAGAATGGAAGAGTTGGTGAAACGTGTTCCGGAAGTGAAAGCTGAGACGAAAGAGGCTCCCATAGTTACGCAAGAGGTTGTGCCCGTAAAAGAAACTACTGCTTCTCCGGAAGTTACTCCTGCTCCAGAAGTAATAGCTGAACCTGTGGCGAAGACAGAAAAAGAAGTTTTTGACGAGAAGAAGTCAACGATAGATACAAAAACAAAATTAACAGACATAAAAGATTTGGAGGTCGGAGATTATGTAGCTGTGAAGAATGATAGCGGGAATGTGTACGAAGGCTTCGTTACTAAGATCGGCCCGAAGAACGTGTCTGTCGAAGGTTCTTCGATGTATGGCATAAGCGAAACGAAATTCAAAAAGGATAACATAGAAGGATTTTATAAACCTAAAACTGAACCCAATGCCAAAGAAGGTGGAAAAGAAACTCAAGGCGCAAGCCAAGAAACTGGGACTGTCGGGGAAACGCAAGAACGCATTCGTGTTCGGGACGCTGAACAAGCTAAAGAAGAAGTAGCTCCGGAGAATGTCGTTGATGACAAGGATGTTATTTCGACGCTCGACAAAGATCTCGATGCGATCAAAAAACTCCCTGCCGACAAAACAAAGATGAAGTCCACCGCAGTCAACATGCGGATCAACCAGGCCGTCAAAGAAGGCAAGCTAACAAAAGAGTCTGCTTACACCTACAGAAAATCCCTGGATGAAACCGTAGTGGAGAGAGGTAAGAAAGAGACGGCAGATCGCAAGCAAAGGATAAAAGATGCTATCTCTGTTGGCGCTGAGCTTCTCAAGCAAGACCTGGAAGATCTAAATATCATCTCTTCTCAGGATGAAGATGTGAAAAAGTCCGGGTTCGTCGACGCAAGAAAATTAATCGACCTCGCTGTGAAGATCGCTCACAAGTCTATCGATGCAGGATTTTCTGTTGCAGAATCGGTCGAGAAAGCCCTCAAGTCAGTAAAGGGGAGTGTCATATTTAAGAAGATGGTTGACGCAAAGATTATCGACGAGAAAGAGTTCGATGCTGGTGTGGGTGGCGTGTTTCAAAAAGCAGAGAAGCAAGAGCAGAAGGACGAAGAAAAAAAGAAGGACGAAAAGAAAAACATGAAGACTGCCGAGCGCGTGGCTACGGGAGAGTTTATTGATAAGGATATAAAATCTGGGCTTGAGGAGAAGGGGTATAAGTATGTGCCGACATCATTGAAGATAACAAACGATGATGCCTCTGCATACGTTAAAGCATTCGAAGAGTCCGACAATCTGGATAAAGCAAATGCCAATGTTATGAATATGCAGAACGGCATGAGAAATGTCGTTCGTGGAACCATAGCGGCAAAATTAGTGGAGGCATACGAGAGAAAGAAAAACTCTGCCGAAACATTAGAAGAAAGACAGGATGCTATTGATAATATAGTTGGACTAACAGTTTTTGCAGCCGAACTATTTAACGACTCCGGGCTAACCATCAACGCAGCAAAACTCTGGAAGCGTCTTGCCGAAAAGACTCCGGAAGGGATGGTCGCCGCCGTTAGAAAGCATCAGGAGAAAGAGAGGGAGAAAATTATCGATCCAAAAAGAAAGGATCTCAAAGATGCAAAAGCAGCACTCGAAGAAGTTTATGGGGAGGATGTGGAGAGAATCATTGAGGTTCGAGTGGCAGAAGAAATTGAGAAGAGGGGAGAGGCGCTGTTTGGCAAAGAGACGAAAAAGAAGATCGTTGACTTTTTCGACTCGTTTAAAATTGACACGAAAGGCAAGCTGTACGATGCCACAATGGGGCTTCCTATTGCTATATACAATGGCGCTGTTGAGATATTAAAGAAGTCAAGCCTGCTGGGAGCAAGCACAGCAAACGCCATCAAAGCAGCAAAAGATTACGTAAACTCCAACTGGAAGAATGCGTGGCTCGATAAGGATTTTGAGTTGACATGGAAGGAAAGGATGGAGGGGGAAGACACTCCTATCCCGAAGAAAAAGCCACTTTCTGAAACTCAGAAATCTACTATCCTTGAAAGGTGGGAAAAGCGCCTGTCGAATCTTTCGGAAGAGAACCGCCGTCAGCTTCTTGCGGATTCTGTTGAAGAGCTAAACACCATCGGAGCTCTTTCGGACAAACGATTTGAGGAGTTTTATGCCAAGGCAATGGGCTTGCAGACCATGACAAATGAGATGATGCAAAAAGTTTTGCAACTTTCTAGTGTTATAGGAAAAGCCGAAACAGCATCCAGGGCGTTTGAGAAATCTTTCGATGACCAGATTGTCGCAGAGAAAGTAGGCCCGCTCACAAAAGAGCAGAAAGTTAATTTTTTGACCGAACAAGAACAGAAGAGAAAAGAGTGGGAGAAGGCCGTGTTCGATGCAGAGATTGCAAACAGGGAACTGAGCGAGCTATTTAGGGGAGACAAGAGGTTTTGGGACACGATGACATCTCTCATGCAGCTAAACCTTCTCACAACGAAGTCTCTCATAACAAACATCTACGCAAACGCGCTTATCCAGCCACTAATGATGCTTAGAAGGGGTGGTGCGAGTGCAATGGATTACCTTCTTTCAAAAGGAGCCGAATATACGCTTCTGAAAAGGTGGATCGATAAAGACAGAAAGGTGGATGCCTTTGCGTATTTCAAAGGAAATAAGAGGGGGATTATCCCCGGGCTAAAATTGGCCGGCAAAGCAATTCGCTACGGATCAACATCCGAAGATATCGAAAACAGAGATTTGCGACAAAGCATTGATGTTGTAAAATCGTGGATTGATCTATACCGGATGACGACCGGTAAAAAGAAAAAGGATTTTGAGCAGTACCTAAATGGAATAGCAGAAGCCGTATTTGGACTCCCTGCAGTTGCGGTATCTCGCGCGCTCGCCCTCGGCGACAAGCCATTTTCTACAGCAGCAAAATTCGGAAAGGCCCTAGAGATCGGGAAGCTAAAAGGACTAAAGGGAACTGAGCTTGATAAATTTATTTTCTTCCCGGATGCAGAGAGTGCAGAAAAAATAAAGCAAGCTGGGCTGGAGGCTGTATTTCAGCAGAAGACAGGACTCTCTGGAAAAATTCAAGGGTATGTGACCGACTTCGAGAATTATCTTTCTGAATTTCCTCTTGTTGGCGGCCCGGCAAGATTTGCATTCAGATCTCAGATTCCGTTTGTAAAAACCCCACTAAACCTACTTAGCGTCACCATAGATTTCGCTGTACCTCCGGTCTCGCTTTACAAAGCGTTCAGTGCCGTAAAAAGCGGAGATAGGGCAGCGGCGCTTACGCATTTTAACAGCGCCCTCATTGGAGGGATGATATGGTATGCAGTTACAAATCTAATGATGAGAGGGCTTATGACCGCCGGGGCGGATGACTCGGATGACAAAAAGAAAGAGAGGGATATTCAGTACGAAAATGTCCCGCCGTATTCAATAAATGAGTCTGCTCTTGCCAGAATGCTTACGGGCGGGAATCCGGAAGTTCGCGATGATGACGTGTGGAGGAATTATCAAAAGACAGGAGTCCTTGGGATCACAATGTCCATGCAGGCAAACGCATATAAAAATATGAGCTCGGACGAAATTGAGAAGATGAGCTATCTGCAAAGCGTGGCATGGAGCTTCCCCTCTGCTATGAAAGCATCACTAGACCAGTCGTTCTTGCAGGGAACAAACACGCTTCTGAATGCAATTCAGGACGGCGGGTGGAAGATGGATAAGTGGCTTATCAACACCACCGGAGCCATGAGTGCCTCGCTATACCCAAACACGTTGGCGTCAATAAGTAAAGCCGGGGACGAATATATCCGCGACACCAAGGGAGTAGACTTGTCCGACAGTTTTGTTTCCTTTTTCAAAAACAGAATGTTTATGGGCGAGGATCTCCCATCAAAAATTACGCTGTGGGGAGAGAAGGTTCCCAATGTTCCAAATCCAGATAAAAACGCATACGTTCACTACCTACTGGATGTAACCAACAAGAAAACTGTCGACACAGAATATTTTGGATATAAGATTTACGATCTGTGGAAGAAGACCAACGATTCTAATGTTCTCCCAACCCCTCCAAGTAACACCATACAGATTAGAGGAGAGAAGATACTACTCTCCTCTGACCTGTACGAAGAGTACCAGATCAATGTAGGAAAGTACAGAAAGAGCTTGATTCGTGGCATGGTCGAGTCTAGCACGTTTAAGGATATGCCTGACGAGCAAAAGATTAAGACCCTCACCAAGCTATATTCAGATGGGCAGGCCGCAGGAAAAAACATTCTTCTTTCCGACAACCCCGAGCTGATTGCCAACCTAAAAAAGTGAAATGTTGATTATCAGAAAAAATAAATTATTTTTGTCAAGATGTCTTCACTCAAATTAAAGATCTCCGCCTCAGAAGAACGCCATTCTATCATCGTCCACGATTGTACCGGGAAGCATTCCGGCGACAACAAAGGTGGATGGGGAAACCAAACCCTTCCTCTGGATAGTGCAGAGTCAGCGCAGCTAGAAATATACCCTCCCGATCAGGAAATCCCTGTGATAGTGGACGTGTTTCCAGATCTCCCCTCCATTGACGAGTTTGGGTACTCTATCCCCGATGGGACATTCGGGATGGACACCATCACCAGCGGAGCGTGGAAGATCGGATATCGTGTAAAAGGAACAAACCCCGACGACGGACGCCCGTATGAAAAATACACAGAGAGCATCTTCATCTTCACAAAGGGGGCGGAGTGCTGTGTCGATAAGTTGCTTGCAAGGACGGCAAATGTGCCGATCACTGTTTATATGAAAGACGAAAAGAAAAAGAAGGCCGTTGAGCTTTCCAATCTTCTGGACGATGCGCTGTATGCGAAGGGATGCGGGAACATTAGTGACGCCAAACGAATTCTTCGATATATAAACCAGCAGTGCATCTGCTGTTCATAAAAACAGACAATGTGTACAAAATGTAATAAGACTCCCTGTTGCTGTAAGAAAACAATCTCCGTTCGTGGGAAAAGAGGTCCGCAGGGGTCTCCCGGTCCACAAGGGCTTATCGGTCCACAAGGACCAAAAGGAGACCCGGGAAGCCCCGCAGTGGTAGGCGACGGGTTTGCTACACCCCTTGACCTGACGATAGGCCCGGCAATCCCAACGATAGTTGTGAGCGCCCCGGCAATCCCGGAAAATGGCGACTACCTCGTTTGGTCCGAAGCAACCTATGTCCCGGAAGCTACCGCTATTGGAACCTATCGGATATTCAAAGATGCAGTGGCCGCAGGGGTAGTTCGAAATCTAGGAGCCTCTGCCGCAGCCGCAATAGAGATGCACCTTAAACTCGGAACCATTGACAGGATCAATGGTCTTCTCGCCGGAGAGATTCTTTCTATGAAGGTCACTATGTCTATCGCCAATATCACATTGTCAAATGGGTCGATCGCATACCTCAAAATAAACTAACCATGTGCTACAAGTGCAAAAAAAAGAACTGTAACTGCGAGATAAACCCCGCCGACCAACAAGCAGCAATCGACAACCTTCTGGAGATAACAGAAGAGCTGCAGATGCTCGCAAAATTTTTGAACGGCCACCCAATCATCGCCATCGATGACCCTGCAGACATCGTTCAGTTTGACCTCGGAACAGGAGTAGGTTCTGGAGACTGGGAGAGATGGGCGATCTGTGATGGACAAACACATGACGGGATTGCAACACCAGACCTTCGTGACAGGTTCCTCGTCGGAGCACTTGGCAACTACACAGTAGGAGATACAGGAGGATTGGATTCGGTTCAACTTACTGTCCCTGAGCTTCCTATACATACTCACGTAGTCACCGATCCAGGGCATACTCACGTAATCACAGACCCGGGCCATACTCATGGAATAACTGACGCGGGTCATATTCATACTGCCGATCAACCTTCGCATAATCACGGACTTACAAACGGCATTGCGAATGTTTCTATCGCTGCCGTTCCAGACCACATCCACGAGATATGGGAGATGAACAATGTGGGAACTGCCGATGGGGTAGTTGACTTCAAGCAGGTGGACGCAAGTCCGGTTCATGGAGACACCGATTATACTCAGGCCGCAGGAGGTCACACGCCGGTTGCTACTATCAGCGGAGCTACAGATAGCACAGACCCTGCAATAACAGTAGATCCTGCCGTGACCGGAATAGTGATCGATGTTGCGTCAACCGGGAATACGAATGTTTCAAATGTTACCGGCGTCACCAACCAGAATACAGGTAGCGACCAACCGCACGAAAATCGTCCTCCGTATCATAGCGTCATTTTTGTTAAAAAAGTCGCCTAGATGCTTGATCTCTGCCGGGCTATATCTGATGCAAAGTGCTGTGCGGCCAAACTAGCAGGGGCGTACGTCGGCGCGGCCAACACCGGAGAGAATACGGACGATGCTCTGTATGAATTACTTCTGCTCAACGGTTGGATCAAAGTCCTCGAGAGATATGAACAAAACCCAACCGTTCCACTCACAACAATATTCACTGACGGGAACCTGGTTTTGGTCGATAACGATAAACTCCTATCTTTGACTTGTCACTCTGAAACTGTCTGCCTGGACGCTGATTCTGTAAACTGCCTCAAAAAGAGCGATGTCTGCTTCATGCTGGAGCAGATATCGAAACTGTGTGATAATTGTAAATGCGATTGTTAAACTGATATAGTATGTCACACAAGGCAGAACAGAAAAAAGATATCAAAACGGTACCCATCGTATTTGACGCATTCCCTACCGACTACATCCTGATGATTCAAAACGGGAAGATGGTCAAGATCAAAGTTTCAGACCTCAAAAAATCTTTAAAATAACTCACCATGCCATTAGCAACAGAATATTCAGCAGCAACAGCATACGCAAAATTCCTGAAAGGTAAATGTAAAGAGGAGTGCGGGTGCGGAGGCGAGTGCGATGAATGTAAAGGATGCAACGAGTGTAAGGATGACTGTGGGTGCTGCCCTCCGGGACTTGTCGCCGTAAAAGACAACGAAGACAACCATGTAGCGTGCTTAACTCCAAATGACGCTGAGTTGTATTACAAAGATATTTTCCAGTGCCGCGAAGGGTTTGTTAAAGCGTATGACTCAGACGGAGATTTTGTCGGATGCCTCAGCGTGACCGACTATGTAGCATATAAAGCCACCTTACCTTAAAAAATAAACAATGGGAGAAATTCTCGTAGGAACACCAGCAAGTATAGCCACCCCTCCGGCAGGACAGGTGACGCTGTTTTTGAACACGCTGAACAACAACATCCTTTCTTATAAGGATGAAAATGGAGATGTGTTTATCTATAGTGCCGGCAACGGCGATGAGGTGATGGACTGCTGTGCGTGCGACATCGCTAAAGACCTGATCGGAAAGATCGGATGCTCTTTGAAAGATGGCATCATAGATGCAGCCGCATTCCAGGCTATCGTCAACGCCGGTATCTCTGTGGTTGGCAACAGCACTAACGACGGAAACGGAAATAAGACATGCAACATCAGCATCTCTGCTTCCAATGTCCCTGTAACCGGAGTCTCTGTTGTTCCAACAGTGATCAACCCGCTTGCCGTCCTCGGACAGGCAGTGGCAGTGGCTACCATAACCCCGGCAAACGCTTCCAATCAGACTAAGATCTGGAGCAGCGACAACGTGGCAGTAGCTACAGTTGACCAGAACGGAGTGATCACCGGGGTATCTGCAGGACTGGCAATCATCACAGTGACAACTGCTGATGGATTATTCACAGCGACAGTAACAGTAACGGTAATCTAAATATGATCACAACACTGCATTCTTCGTTTGATCGACTGGTCCACTTTTGCCAGGATCATCCTATCTATGTAGCCATGATCGGAGCGTTTTCGGTTTTTATGCAACGCATAGAGATTCTGCTCGGGATACAAATAGTAGAGAGGTCATTTTTAGATGTTGTTATGGAGATATTTAAAGGCGTTACTATCGTTGGCGGGGCATGTATCGTTGTGCTGACGGTAGTTCTTAAAGTGATCGAGCTAAGGGATAAACTGAAAAAGAAGAAAAAGAAATGACAACATTTCTGATTGATGCCGGTCATGGAGGAATAGTTGACGGAAAGTACGTCACGCCAGGTAAGAGGTCGCCAAAATTTGACGACGGCTCTCAACTTTTTGAAGGAGTTTACAATCGGCAGATAGCCAAAAAGATCATCAGCCTTTGCACGGAAAATGGAATCCCTCATGTAGAAATATGTGTCGCAGAGCAGACGGATATATCTCTATCCGACAGGGTGCGCCGGGCTAACGACTTCTATAAAACATCCAGCAAGAACTGTGTTTACATCTCCCTTCATGGAGATGCGGCAGGAGATGGGGTAAACTGGCACCAGGCAAGCGGGATCTCTGTGTATACCAGTCCCGGACAAACCAAGTCGGATATTTTTGCGTCGCTGGCCATCGACGAGCTACAGCTAAAATTTGGTAGTGAGGTAAGGTGGAGATTCGACAATACTGACAAGGACGAAGACAAGGAGGAAAATTTTTATGTGCTGAGAGAGACTTTGATGCCGGCAGTCCTGGGAGAGCATGGATTTATGACCAACAAGGAGGAGGCCACAAAAATGCTGACAGACGCGTGGCAGTGTAAGGTTGCTGAGGCATACCTTGAGGCAATGAAAAAATGGAATAAATTAAATTCTTGATACTATGGCCCAGCTGACGTTAGTTAACATACTCCTGCTTATCGCCGGACTATTCCTGCAGGTTCTGATGACGTTAAATAAGGTTATCAGAGACAAGAACTTCTCGTTGGGATATTGGATAAAGTCAAACGTGATCGAGTTCATGATAAGCATAATTAGTGCCTTTGTTGGAGTCGTGTTTGCAAAAGACGCCGTTGAGCTCCTGGGGTTCAAGGGGGAAGACAACAGTCCATTATATATGGTTCACGCATTTTTGTGTGGATACATGGGCAGAGAGATCATCTTTAGAATTATAGAGTGGGCGAAGATCCTTCTTGGAAAGAAAAAATGAGGCTGCTGTTTCTCATATCGATACTGTCTTTTCTGATGACATCCTGTGTCACACAGGAGAAATGCAATCGACTATTCCCGCCTACGGTGACGGTGAAGGATAGCATCATCACAAAAGAGACTATTAAATGGAAAGACACCACGATAACCATCCCGGGGGAAAGAGTCGTGATCAAGGATTTTGTGTGGTGCGACAGCCTGAGAAAAGCACAGCTCCCAAAGAAGAGCGTCAAGTCCGGAAGCCTCACGGCCACAGTAGAGATCAAAGATGGGGAGATCAAAGTGGACTGTAAGGCCGACAGCCTCCAGAAGGTCATCCAGCTGCAAGAGAAAACTATCGAAACACTAAAAACGCATTCGAGCACCGAAGTCAGAATAGACAAAGAATACTTCATCCGCTGGTACGATCATGTAACACGGTGGGGTTTTCTTATCTTCGTTGCCGCAACGCTGGTATATTTTAAATTTCTTAAAAGATAATTCATGGGACAGATCATCACAACTTCAATCATCCAGAGAGGCACTAAGACCCTCACTCCTACCACATACGGATTTGATGTGGATGACTTTGCCCGTCCGCTGGTCGCCAGCGGAGCGAACACCGCCTTCTCCGTCAGCGAGCCCGCACAGACATCTCCCACGCCCAGTTCGGTAGATGTCGTTGACTATATCTCCAACAGCGCCCTGGCTGCGTTCATAGCCCTGAGCGATAAGCTCGTCGGGTTAAACGTAGTGAAGAGGAAAGGTCGTGATATGGCAAACACCTTGATGGGCTTTCATTACGACCGATTCACAGGCCCGCTCACAACCACTTCCGGAGGCGGAGCAAAGTTCATGTACCGCGAGGACGGAGATCCCGATTTCGTTGAGTACGAAGTCACACAGACCGTCGCAGCCATCGCCAACAG